CCTAAAAAATTCCCCGGAGGGTAAATTTGGTAAAGTGATATTTGAAAGCTGGAGAAAACTTGGTTGAAGTACCCGCAAACCAGTACATAAAGGGGTGAAAAGTCTGTGGCTGGAAGAAGAAAAAATTCAGATCAGTCAGTTGGCAGGCTTCGTGCCCCCGCGTTAGACCCAGAAGCACGAGAGCAGCAGCTGATCGCGATGGCTGTGGACGTCGCCGAGCGTAAATTGCTCGACGGAACTGCGTCCAACCAGCTCGTTTGCCACTATTTGAAGCTTGCTACTACTCGTGAGCAGCTGGAAAAAGAGAAACTCAGGAAGGAGATCCTTCAGTTGGAGGCCAAGACACAGGCTATCCAGTCAACGGCCCGACTTGAGGAGCTGTTCCTGAAGGCGACCAACGCCATGAAGTCCTACGGCAGCAGTATCAACAGCGATGACGCCGAGGATGTGGAATGAACGTCCTTCGCAACTACCGGGAGCTTATCAAACTCCCCACTTTCAAGGAACGCTATGAGTATTTAAGGCTTGGCGGAGTCGTCGGGAAGGACACATTCGGGTTCGACCGGTATCTCAACCAAGCCTTATATTCTTCCGGCGAATGGAAACGGTTTCGCAACAAGATCATCATCCGCGACAACGGCTGTGACCTCGCCGTTCCAGGCAGGGATATTCTCGGTGACCGGATCATCATCCATCACATCATGCCGCTGACTGTAAAGGATCTTAAAGAACGCAGCTCGGCTATCTTTGATGAGGATAACGTCGTCTGCGTTTCATTCAACACACACGAGGCTATTCATTTCGGAGATGAATCTCTGCTGCCGGCAGAATTCAAAGAGCGTCGACCCAATGACACCTGTCCATGGAAGTAAGGAACATGGATTGGTGTTTTTATCTTTAAGAAGGGAGGAACATTATGGAAGAGAGCATTCTCGTAACGATCAAGAAGCTGCTGGGCATTACGGAAGATTACGATGCGTTCGATCTGGACGTTATCACCTTCATCAATTCCGCGATGATGACCCTGCAGCAGCTCGGTGTCGGCCCGACCCGTGGCTTTACCGTTTCCGGTGAGAGCGAGACATGGAGCGAATTCCTTCCTTCTGACATGATGCTGGAGGGTGTGAAGCACTACATCTTCCTGTGCGTCAAAATGGTTTTCGACCCGCCTGCCAATTCCTTTGTAATGGAGGCCATGAAGCAGCAGAAAGAAGAGCTGGAGTGGCGTCTTCGTGAGCAGGCCGAGTATTATCCCGGCGATTCGACAGGTTTGGGATACTGGCAGCGGCAAGAGGAAACTACAGAGAGCAGTGACGACTGATGCTGTCAAACACAGCAGTACCGATCTATTACGGCAAGTTCCGTGAAGCAGTGATGCAGGGCAGGATCCCGGTATGCCAGGAGATCTCGATGGAGATGAACCGGATCGATGCTCTGATCCGTGATCCGAAATACTATTACGACGACGAGGCTATCAATGGCTTTATCGAATTCTGCGAAAACGAGCTGACCTTGACCGATGGTGAAGATCTTCACCTGATGGACACATTCAAGCTCTGGGCAGAAGAAGTATTCGGATGGTATTACTTTGTGGAACGTCCTGTGCCGCGTCCCGGACCTAATGGGCAGTGGCATTATGTAAAACGCCGGATCAAGAAGCGCCTGGTCAACAAACAATACCTGATCATTCCACGTGGTGCTGCCAAAACGATGTACGCCATGTGCATTCAGGCGTTCTTCCTGATCGTTTACGGCAAAACCACCCATCAGGTGACGACTGCTCCTACCATGAAGCAGGCAGAAGAGATGCTTTCTCCGCTTCGTACTGCGATCGCTCGGGCAAGAGGTCCGGTGATCCAGTTTATGGTCGAGGGCAGCGTGCAGGCCACCGTCGGTTCAAAGCTGATGCGGTCTAAATTGGCAAGCACCAAGCGCGGCATTGAGAATTTCCTGACCGGATCTCTTTTGGAGATCAGACCCATGAGCATCGACAAGCTGAACGGTCTTCGAACACCGTATAACACTGTCGACGAATGGCTGTCAGGAACTGTGCGCGAGGATGTTGTCGGCGCGCTCGAACAGGGCGCTTCCAAGAATGAGGATTGGCTGATCGTGGCCACCAGTTCTGAAGGCACCGTTCGAAATGGACCGGGCGATGACATTAAGATGGAGCTGATGTCCATCCTTCGCGGCGAATACCAGGATCCTCATACGAGTATTTGGTATTACAAGCTGGATGATATTAAGGAAGTCGACGATCCGAGCAAGTGGCTGAAGGCGAACCCGAACCTTGGATTGACCGTCAGCTATGAAACCTATCAGTTGGATAAGGAACGTGCTGAACGCGCTCCCGCTGCCAGAAACGATATTCTGGCCAAGCGCTTCAACATTCCAATGGAAGGCTCCACATATTTCTTTACTTATCAGGAAACCCTCCCCCACAGGAAGCGGGAGTTCTGGCAAATGCCTTGCGCGCTTGGCGCAGACCTTTCTCAGGGTGACGATTTTTGTGCCTTTACTTATCTGTTTCCTCTGCGGGGAGGGTCTTTCGGTGTAAAGACGAGATGCTACATTACGGAGCTCACGTTGATGCGCCTGACCCCTTCCATGCGGCAGGAATATGATAAGTTCCTGAACGAAGGCAGTCTGGTCGTAATGCCCGGGGCCGTACTGGATATGATGCAGGTGTATGAGGATTTCGATGCCCATAACACCAAGTGCCAGTATGATATCCGGGCATTTGGCTATGACCCATACAACGCCCGGGATTTTGTGGAAAGGTATTGCCGGGAGTACGCTCCTTATGGAGTCGAAAAAGTACAACAGGGCGCTAAGACGGAGAGCGTTCCGATCGGTGAACTGAAGAAACTGGCCGAAGAGCGACTGCTGATATTCGACCAGGAGATCATGAAGTTCACGATGGGGAACGCCATCACGCTTGAGGATACCAATGGCAATCGTAAGCTTTGGAAGAAGCGTTACGACCAGAAGATCGACAGCGTGGCGGCCATGATTGATGCCTACGTTGCATATAAATTGAATAGGGATAACTTCGATTAAAAGAAAAGGAGAATGTTGCTATGACTGCCGAGTATGAAGATTTTCTGGCCCATTATGGCATTAAAGGTCAGAAATGGGGTGTCCGGAGGTTTCAGAACGAAGATGGGAGCCTGACGGAAGATGGAAAAAAGAAGTATTTGATATCTGAAAATTCAAGATACAAGTACATCAAAAAACTTGGCAAAGAGTCCGGCAAAAAAGATTACAATTTTACATACGAAAAAGCGAAAAATATGTTCAGCGACGATTTTGTAAAACGTAATAAAGAATCGTACGCCAGGATGAAAGAAGCTGAAAAAGACTATTTTGAATCTGCTTTGTCCAATAAAAAGAATAAAAATGAGAAAGAAAGACGCGAGCGAGAAGCCAGAGCTTTCTATGAACAAGAGATCAAAAGAGAAGTCAGTAATTTTATTGGAAAAAATTCTGGCAAGAAAGTGATATCGTTTAAAGCGGGTGGCAAAAAGTACAAAGAAAGTGTTGATGATATTTTAACCATGGCACTTAATGCAAGGATTAGCGAAGAATATTGGAAAAAGAATGAGAAAGCCACGCAAACCATGAAATCTGGCTCGAACTTTATTGAAGCCCAGAAAAAGAAAAAGATGAGTTGAAAAGGAGGATCTCCTCTACGACTAAAAAAAGAAGATCCATGTTTTTCAGGATCTCCTTTTAGAGAACCTTATTTCAGCTCCGGATCTTTCCAAATGCCGTTTGGATCAGATCTTGTGTAGTAATCCTTGACCATATTAAACATCATCATTTTTGTTATAAACTTTCCCAACAACTGTGCAATCAGTTTAATTACGATAATAATTCCCAACAAATTCATTAAAAAACTAAGCATTCTTAATTCCTCCTTATTGTTATAGGTTCTCTATAATAGGAGGTGTTTTTTAAGCGAAAGGATGGTTCTTATGACCGCTGAATATGAAAAATACCTTGCCCATTATGGAGTAAAAGGTATGAAATGGGGGTTCCGCCGTTATCAAAACGAGGACGGATCTCTCACGGAGGAAGGTAAAGCCCGTCGTTTGTCGCTGAAGCCAGAAAGCGATACATGGAAAAAGAATGAAGCTAAACGGTTAAGTGACGACGAACTTCGTCGACGGAACAATCGTATGGCCGCAGAAGCTCAATATAGACAGAACATTGAAAACCGGCATCCAATTAGCAAAGAAACTAAATCTGCTCTAAAGAAGATCTTCATTTATTCTGCCATTGGTGTCGCGGCGGCTACAATGGCTGTTAAGTATAAAGGGATGATCAGTAAAGGCGAGGATCGTATCAAACAGCAGAAGGAAGCCAGAAAAATGATGCACGATATGGCAGCAAAGAATGCTCGTCAGAGAGCTCGTCGAGCATACGAGAACTCAATCAATAGCATATGGTGATGCTTTCTGATTTAATTTAAAGGAGGCGAATACCGTTGGCCGACTATCAAGCAGACGGAATGCGTCTTGGTGACCGGGTTCGCCATGCCTGGAATGCTTTTCTCGGTAGAGATCAGCAAGTGATCCAACGCCAGGACTTGGGACCCAGTTATATGGTTCGCCAGGACAGGGTCCCCTTTCACAGAGGATTGGAACGGACCATTGTCAGTTCCATTTACACAAGGATCGCCATTGATGTGAGCTCCGTCAAAATAGAACACGCTCGCCTGGACGAAAATGACCGCTATATCGGCTCGATCGATAGCGGTCTTAATTATTGCATGACGACGGAAGCGAACATCGACCAGACCGCCCGTGATTTCTTCCAGGATCTGGTGGAAAGCATGTGCGATGAAGGTGTGATCGCCGCTGTTCCGGTAGATGCGACCATCAACCCGCGTTTGTCAGGCAGCTATGACATCAAGACGATGCGAGTGGCCAGGATCACACAATGGTACCCACGCCACGTTAAGGTCAACCTCTACAACGAGGACACCGGCAGGAAGGAGGATCTGATCCTTCCCAAGTCTATTGTGGCGATCGTTCAAAATCCTTTGTACAACGTGATGAACGAGCCGAATTCAACCTTGAAGCGGCTTATTCATAAATTGAGTCTTCTCGATAGCGTAGATGAACAGATGAGCAGCGGCAAGCTTGATCTGATCATCCATCTGCCGTATATGACCAAGACCGAAATGCAGAAGAATGAGGCTGAAAACAGGCGTAAAGCGCTTGAGCAGCAGTTGGCTTCCAGCAAGTATGGTGTGGCCTATACGGACGCTACCGAAAAGATCACTCAGCTGAACCGCCCCGTCGAAAATAACCTTCTGGCACAGATCGAGTCATTAACGAGCATGCTATACAGCCAGTTGGGGATGACAAAAGAAGTGTTTGAAGGCACTGCCGACGAGAAGACGATGCTGAACTATTTCAGCCGCACTATTGAGCCGATCGTGTCAGCGATCACGGATGAATTCAACCGTAAATTCCTGACAAAGACAGCTCGCTCTCAGAACCAAAAAATCGTGTTCTTCAGAGATCTGTTCAAGCTTGCTCCTGTCGAGTCTATTGTGAACCTCGGCAGCCAGTTCGCCATGAATGAGATCATGACGCCT